GAAGCTGTTGTTGCAAATGAACTAAAAGAAGCAGTAAGAGTAAACACAGATAATTTACCTTACGGCAAAGATATTAGAAGAAGAATCGAAGGTGAATTTTCTGATATCTTGAAACTCATGAATTTCAATACAAAAGGACATGACATCTTTAGAAGATGGTATGTTGATGGTCGTATATACTATCAAAAGATTATTGATAGAACTTCACCTACATTAGGTATCACAGAACTAAAATATATCGACCCTAGAAAAATTAAAAAAATTAGAGAAGTAAGAAAAACAAGACCTGAAGGTGCTAAGAACTTAGAGATAGTAGATGAGTTTGTAGAGTATTACTTATTTAACGAAAAGGGCGTATCGGGTACAACATCTGGCGGTGGAGTTAAAATCGCACCTGATACAATCGCATTTTGCCCTAGTGGTCTAGTAGACCAACAAAAAAATATTGTTATGTCTTATTTACATAAGGCAATCAAACCTGTCAATCAGCTCAGAATGATAGAGGACGCTGTTGTAATATACAGAATTGCAAGGGCGCCAGAAAGAAGAATATTTAAAATAGATGTAGGTAACTTACCTAAAGTTAAAGCAGAACAATATCTAAGAGATGTTATGGCAAGATATCGTAACAAATTAGTATATGACGCTTCAACAGGAGAAATTAGAGATGATAGAAACTATATGTCTATGCTCGAAGATTTCTGGTTACCGTCAAGAGAAGGTGGTAGAGGAACAGATATCTCAACATTACCTGGTGGTCAAAACTTAGGTGAAATTGCTGATATCGAATACTTTCAAAAGAAACTGTATCGTTCATTAAATGTTCCTGTAAGTAGACTAGAATCAACACAAGGTTTTAATTTGGGCCGTGCAAGTGAGATTACTAGAGATGAACTTAAATTTACTAAATTCGTACAAAGACTAAGAAAGAAATTTACAGAGTTATTTAATGACTTGTTAAAGACACAGTTAATTCTAAAGAAAGTCATTTCAGAAGAAGACTGGCATACAATTTCTCATAACTTACAATATGACTTCTTACAAGATGGTCATTTTGCTGAACTAAAACAAAGTGAAATGATGAGAGAAAGAATACAACTAGTTAATGAAATGAGAGATATGGTAGGTAAATACTTCTCAGTAGAATACATGAGAAAGAATGTGCTTAAACAATCTGAATCAGAAATCGCTGAAATGGATAAACAAATTAAACAAGAGATTGATGATGGTATTATATCATCACCATTCGCACAAACAGATGAAGACCCAATGGGTGAATAAAGGAGGATATTATGACAGAAGAAGTAAAAACTTTTATTGATAATCTTGCAACTGGTGATAATGCAAATGCTGGTGAGGCATTTAAAACAGCATTAAGAGCTAAGGTTGCTGATGGACTAGACGCTAAAAGAAAAGAGATGGCAGGACAAATGTTTAATACGGCGCCATCTATACCTGATGAGGCAGAAGCTTTTAGTGACCCTAAACCAGAAATTGCTGAACCAGGTACTTTTGATAGAGACGGTAATGTTGTAGGTCAAAATGATGGTTCTGTAGATATAGATTTGACAAAAGATGAAACTAAGTAGTATATTTGAAGATTACAATTTAGTAGATTCATCTGCTTATAAATCATTGTCTCCTAAATTAAAAGAGGCAGTCAATGAATTTTATAAGATGTTAGACATTAGACATGATAATGGTAACTATCAAGATGATAATTTTATTGATAGTATTGAGGAATGTGTGAAGGCAATTGTTTCTTCACATGATATAACAAAAGACCAATTGTTAGATTACATAGAATTAGAAGTAAGAGAACAATTAAAACAAACAGAGGTGTAACAAATGGCAACATTTATACTAAAAGGCGCTCTAGTTTCAGGCACATTATCTGATAATAATATTAGTCGTGCTCAATTTGTAAGAATTGTTGCACAAGCTCAAGCAGTTATTACAGTTAAAAATAGTGATGGTGATACTTTAGGCACTGCTCAACTATATGCAGCTGGAGATGAAATTACAATAGAAAAAGCACCAGGAGATACAATATCTTCGGATGCAAATGTTAGTGCTACTGCTGTGGCACCTAGAAATTAATAGTAGGAGATAAATTATGGCAGATATAGTATCAGTACAAACAATTGCTGATGTGGCAGGTGTGAAACATGTTAGTAAAATGACTAACATATCCGATGGTACTGGTGAAACACTAGTTACAAAGATTGACGCTTCAAATACTAATGCAATGACTGAAGACGCTACTAAAGTATTAACAAGAATATGGTATTCTATTAATACAACTAATAGTAACGCAGCTGTTGAATTATTGTGGGGTGGAACAACAAATGCTACTATGACATTGTTGAATGGTCAAGGACATTGGGATTTAAGAACATTCGGTGATGGTATCACTAACAATGCAACAACTCCTACAGGAGATGTGTTGTTATCAACTAGAAATTTTGTATCTGGTGATAATTATACGATTTTAGTAGAATTTAGATAAAAATGTACATTTAAAGTACAATTTTGTATAAATAGTATATAACAAAAGAGAGAGAGTACACTTATGAAATTAATTTCAGAAGAAGTATCAAGTGCCGAGTATCTTGTAGAAGAAGACAAGAACGGCAAGAAAGAATACAAGATTAAAGGTGTTTTTTTACAGTCTAACATCAAGAATCGTAATGGGCGAGTATACCCTAAAGAAATCTTGATGAAAGAAGTAACAAGATACAACAAAGAATTTATCAATAAAAATCGTGCATTTGGCGAGTTAGGACATCCTGACGGACCTACTGTTAATCTAGAAAGAGTTTCTCATATGATTAAGAAACTTTATCCAGATGGTGATAACTTTATTGGTGAAGCTAAAATCATGGACACGCCCTACGGTAAGATTGTAAAAGGTCTTATTGATGAGGGTGCTCAATTAGGAGTATCATCAAGGGGAATGGGTTCTATCCAACAACGCAACGGTGCAAACTATGTGAAAGATGATTTCATGTTAGCGACCGCCGCTGATATCGTTGCTGACCCATCGGCACCGGCCGCTTTCGTAGAAGGCATTATGGAAGGTAAAGAATGGGTATGGGACAACGGTCTCCTTGTCGAGAAAGACATTGAGGCGTGGAAGATGGAAGTGATTAACACGAAGAAAAGACAACTAGAAGAAAAAAAACTAGAAATCTTTGATTCGTTTATTAGAAAACTATAATATTATAAATATTATCTGAACTCGAAAAAAGTTTGGAGTTTATAGTACTATAAAATAAATAAAGAGGAGATTTTCAATGGCAGAATCAGAAAACAAGACTGAATCTATCGTAGAAGCTTCAGCAAATCCAGACGCTGACGCTCCTAAAAAGAATGCTGTTGCAGCTGAACCTAGTCATCTTTCAAATGACGCTGAAGATTTAGGCGCACCTGTAGTTAAACCTACAGACAGTAATCCAGACGGTACGAAGAAAGTCAATAAAGTTTCAGACGCTGTATCTAAAAGCGCTCAAGTAGCTGGGGAACCATCACACTTGAAAGCAGGATATCACGAAGAAACTGATTCTGAAGATGAGGTTGTTGAATCTAAAGAAAAAGATGTCAAAAAAGATGTTGAAGAAGAAGAAGTGGAAAAAGAAGGATATAAAAAGAAATCTTTGAAAGCTTCTAATTGTGAAGACATTAATGTTAAAGAAGACATTGACGCTTTAGTAGGAGACGCTAACCTATCTGAAGAATTTAAACAAAAAGCTGCTACAATCTTTGAAGCTGCAATTAACTCTAAAGTTAAGGCAGAACAAGAAAGATTACAAGCAGAATATGATACTAAATTTGAAGAAGAAATCTCAAAATCTAAATCTGAACTAACTGAAAAGGTTGATTCATACTTGAACTATGTGGTTGAAGAATGGATGAAAGAAAATAAGTTAGCACTAGAAAGAGGTATCAAGGGCGAAATCGCTGAGGACTTCATTGGTGGTCTTAAAAAATTATTTGAAGACCATTACATTGATGTGCCAGATGAGAAATATGATGTTCTTGAAGACCAAGCTTCTAAGATTGAAGACTTAGAGAAAAAACTTAACGAAGAAATTGAGAAGAATGTTGAAATGAATAAAGTTAATGGTTCTTACAAAAGACAAGAAATCATTGATGAACATTCAAAAGACTTGGCAGATACTGCTAAGGAAAAATTCGACAGTCTCGTAGAAGGCGTTGAGTATTCTTCTGAAGAAGATTTTGCACAAAAAGTAAAGACTATTAAAGAGTCCTACTTTGAGCAAAAAGCTGAGAAGTCTGCTTCGGCAGATATAGATGATGTTGCGGAGGGCGATGAATCTAATGTTGATTTATCGGATGCTATGGCTGCATACACCAACGCAATTAGTAAAACAAAAGATATTAAAATATCTAAGTAACTAAAGAGAGGAGAGAAGAAGATATGTACTTATCGGAAACTTATGAAAAGAAATGGCAGCCAGTCTTAGACCATCCAGAACTTCCTGAAGTAAAGGATAGTTATAAGCGTGCCGTTACATCGGTCATCTTAGAGAACCAAGAAAGGGCTCTTAAAGAAGACCAAGCTTTCCTTGCTGAAACACCTACCAACAATACAGGTAGTGATGTTGCGAATTGGGATCCAATCCTAATTTCTCTAGTAAGAAGAGCTATGCCAAATCTTATTGCTTATGATATCTGTGGCGTACAACCAATGACAGGTCCTACAGGACTTATCTTTGCAATGCGTTCTAGATATACAACAATGAGTGGCACAGAGGCTTTATTTGATGAAGCTGATACAGACTTTTCTGGTCGTAATGCGACTGGTTCTGCTGTTGATGGTTTCTCAGAAACAGCTCATAGTGGAACAAACCCTGCATTGTTAAACGATTCACCTGCTGGTACCTTTACAACTGGTACTGCAATGAGTACAGCTGCTGCTGAATCATTAGGTGAAGATTCAGGTAATGCGTTTGCTGAAATGGCGTTCTCAATTGAGAAATCAACTGTAACTGCTAAATCAAGAGCGTTAAAAGCTGAGTACACAATGGAACTTGCACAAGACTTAAAAGCGATTCATGGTCTTGACGCTGAAACTGAACTTGCTAATATCTTATCAAGTGAAATTTTAGCTGAGATTAACCGTGAAGTAGTTAGAACTATCTATACTAACGCTGAAAAAGGTGCTTCTGCAAACACAGGTACAGTTAATACAACTACTGAAGGCATATTTGACCTTGATACAGATTCTAACGGTCGTTGGAGTGTTGAAAGATTCAAAGGTCTTATGTTCCAAGTAGAAAGAGAGGCAAATGCTATTGCACAAAGAACTCGTAGAGGGAAAGGTAATATGATTATCTGTTCATCTGATGTTGCTTCTGCACTTCAAATGGCTGGTGTATTAGATTACGCTCCTGCGTTAAACAACAATCTTTCTGTTGATGACACAGGTAACACTTTTGCTGGTGTTCTAAATGGTAAATATAAAGTTTATATTGACCCATATTCTGCAAATAACACTGCTAAACAATACTTTGTAGTAGGTTACAAAGGTACTTCACCATATGATAGTGGCATGTTCTACTGTCCGTATGTACCATTACAAATGGTTCGTGCTGTTGGTCAAGATACTTTCCAACCAAAAATTGGGTTTAAAACCAGATATGGTTTACAAGCTAACCCATTTGCTGAAGCTGGTACAGGCGACGCTGCTGTTATTAACGGCGCTGGTTCTGCAAACAGCAACAGATACTACCGTAGAGTACAGGTTGCAAACTTAATGTAATCCTTACTTGAAAGAGTAAACGAATTGGGGCGACTAGTTTTACTACATCGCCCCTTTTCTTTTTGTATAAATAACTATATAATATTTTAAATTATGACAGGTGAGTATGAGTGATATTAAACAACATGAAATAAACAAAGAAGAAAATATCTTTATCAAAGGATATTATGCACCCGATAATATTGTAGACCCTCTAATAGAGTGGTGTAAAACATTATCTTTAATAGGTGGTT